CACTTCGACAATGTCGCCCTTGCCGTTCCGCAGGGTGAAGATGTAGGCGTTCCCGGCCACCAGCAGCGACATGACTACCCGCTGCCAGAAGTCGAACGGGGTCATGCGGTAATTGGGCTTGCGCAACCACGCCGGGGGCCGAACGTGCTCGGTCGTGCCGTCCGGATAGTCCTTGAAGACGTCGATAGGCAGGGACGCGATAGCGTCCGTGATGAGGCCAACGCAGTAATAGACCGCGCTAACCTGCATGGCCGTCTGCTCGTTGATCTGCTTCCCCGAGTAAACGGGGTCGTTAGCCAGGAAGGCGTTACGAACCCAGTCCACCGGGGGCTGACTAGCGAGCCAGCCGAGACCCCCAGTGCGCTTCTCAATGCGGGTGAATATGCTCAACGCTGTTCACCCGGCTTCGCCGACAGCGAGAAGCCCGCCAGGGCCACGAAGGCGCCCCCAAGGATCCACCCGAGCGGCCGGTACACCTGAGCCAGCCCGTAGGCCACTGTCACGGCTCCCACAGCCTCTACCAGCGTGGACGTCACTTCCCGCACGATCGCGCGACGGCCCATCAGCCACCCCCCTGTTAGTCGTCGAGGCTGATGAAGCCCATTCCTGTGTCATCCTCGGTAAATGCGACGAAAAGCGCGTTCAGCAGCGCTGAAATCCCGTCGATCTTGTCGCCAGACTTGGCCTTAGACGGCTTGAAAAGGCCGTCGCCCGTGTATTGCACTTCGACGTTGTCCGCCATCCAGCGGAGCACGGGATTACCGCCGTGCCTAAGGACTCCCTCAGCTAGAAGGGTTTCCATCCACTTGCACGGATCGGTCATGCGCGCAGACGTCTGAGGGGCCTTAACACCCTCTAATCCGCCGTCTTCCAGCTCGGTAACCAGGTTTGTCGCGTTCCACGGGTCATAGCCGAAGAGATCAATGCAGAAATCTTCGGCGTCCTTCTCGATCTCGGCCCTAACGACGCGGTAATCAGTAACGTCCCCGTCAGTGATTGTGAGCCAGCCCATTTGCGCCCAGTACTCAAGCGTCGAGCGCTGCACGCCACGCGCCTTGAGAGCCTTCGACGGAATCCAGAAACGCGGCAGAATGGTGAATCCCTCGGCGTCCGGATCGTCCGGCGAGCCCGGGAAGAGCAGAACCCACGCCGTGAAGTCAGAAACGCTCGCCAGGTCGAGCCCTGCATAGCAGCAACGGCCCGCCAGGTGCTCACGCAGAACCGGGGTTTCCCCGTTGCGGTCCCACGTCTGCATATCGAGCCAGCGCTCAGCTTGAGAAGTCCACTGGTTCAGTCGGAAAACGCGGAACGCGTTCTCGGCGGACGGCTTGGACTCGGCCTCTACGGCTTCGGATCGGAGGTTTCCGATGGAGAGGAAATCTCCAAGGGCCGGATTGGCGTGGTACCAGCCGGTTGCGGGCTCTCCAGTGTCGGGATTGGCAGGCTGGCCTTCGTCTCGCCAGTTCCAATCACGCGGTGTGTTTCGCATGAACACAAACCGGGCAGGGTCGGCGGCAGGATTCTTGAGGAGACCTTCTCCATATTCGTGCTCCTCCAATGCGAATCGCGCCGACGTGTACGCGGCGGTAGTGGTGGCAATGAGAATCGGCTGACGCCGGGTACCGAAACCCTGACGCATCGCGTCCCATAGATGGCGGTCTTTCTGCGTCAGAACCTCGTCGAACAGGACCATTGACGGGTTGGTGCCGAGAGCGCCGGAGGCGTCTCCGGGCAGCACTGCGTAAAAGCTGTTCGTGGCCGGGTCGATGATGCGCTTCTTAGAAGCGACGATCTCAAGACGCCGGGAAAGGACCGGGGAAAGCTCGACCATCCGCTTAGCGACGTCGAACACCAATGAGGCTTGGTCGCGGTCAGCCGCGACGGAGTAGACCTCTGCGGACTCCTCCCCGTCGCCTACAAGGCCGTACAGGGCGAAGCCGGACGCGAGTTCGGATTTCCCGTTCTTGCGGGCCATCTCCAGCCACGCAACGCGGTACTGACGTACGTACTCGTCGTACTGCTCGTCATAGGCGAGCGTCCCGAAGAGCGGCCTAACGATCTCGTCCTTCTGCCAGTCGGTCAGAAGGAACGGGGTCCGCGCGTGGCGCCCCTTGGTGTGGACCAAGACCCGCTCAAAGAAGTTGACGACCTGATCGGCCTTGGAGGCGTCCCAGATGAACGTGCCCTCAGCGGCATTCGCCGGAGCGTGCGGGGCAAGGAACATCTGCACCCCCTCACGGCATGCCGGCGGGACGCTGTAAAGCGCCCCGCGGTTTCGTCGACGGGAGGGGGAGGGACTGCTACGCGGCTACGGGGAGAGCCCCGATCCCGAACTCACGGGCCAAGTCACGCCACGAAGGCGAACCGCTGGTGACTGGCGCCGGAGCCGGAGCCGGAGCCGCAGCCCGGCAGTGCTCACAAAGGCCTGCGGAGGCGTGAGGCGCCTTGATGCGCTCACAGACGGGGCAGCGGAGCCGGGGAGCCTCAGGGGGCGCCGCAGGGGCCTCAAGGGGCCGCATCGGCATCTTCTCAACGAGACGCTTCCGCAGGAGCCCGGCAGGGTGGTTGATCCGCTCCGGCAGGCCCAGAGTCAGAACCGCCGTCACCCGGCGCTCATCGGCGCCAAGGGAGAACCACTCGTCAACGAGAGGCGACAGCGCGCGGATGTCCCTCGCGCCCAGGTGCAGCTTTGGCTCATCGCGGCCAAGAGCCGCGAGGAGGTTTTCCGATCGAGAGATCTCACCACCCTCCCGCCCTTCCGTGGCGGACTCGACCGTGACGGCCGTCTGGGGGTTGGTGGGGAGGGTTAGATCTTTACCACCCAAGGGGTTATGTGCCGACGAACCGACAGCCGGGTTTCCGGCATCCGGTGCGGCCTGCGGCTTTATCTCCTCCGCCGCGTTCTCCCGCACGTCGGACCAGGAAACCAGAGTGGTCATTCGGCCACCCTCACCGCGCACCCGAAGACGCTTCAGATATCCCGCCGTCTCCAGCTCCTTCAGCGCCCGAGAAACGCGCTCGCGGCCCTCGGAAGAGGCTTCCGTGAGCGACTTCAAGGTCTCCTGAGAACCGTTCGGGAGCGACAGGACGTAGGCCAGGATGCCCCGGGCTGTGAACGAAATGCCGTGGTCACGGGCGGTTTCGCTCGGGATGATGGTCGATCCGACCGCTGGCGCGGTACGCTGAATGCGCATTGAGTACCCCTCAAGCCGTGCCCCGGGAGTGTTAGCCGCACTCGCCGGGGTGTTCTTGTTCTTGGGGTGTATCTAACTCGCTTGACGCACGTGCGTCAACCGAGTTACAGGAAACCGGCTCTCGGTGATTCCGGCAGCCGGTAAACCGGGGTGACGGAGACCGCGGCGCGCTTTACAGCTCCTCGCCGGCAAAGTCCTTAGACGCCGTGGTGTCGGTGGTTGTGGTGGTGGCGCCGGTGGCCGTGGGAGCCCTTGTGGTGGTGGTGATGACCCTTCGCCACGTGGTGATGTTCATGGACGCCCTTGTGGTGGTGGTGCCCGCCCTTAGCGACATGGTGGTGTTCGTGCACGCCGATGTGGTGGTGATGACCGCCAGGCGCCATGTGCCGGTGACCGTGGTTGCCCGCGTGCGGGTGATGACCACCGGAAGCGACATGGTGATGAACGTGGGCGCCCGGCCTGGGGTTGTGGTTGCCCTGGTGCGGGTGCCGATGCACGACCGAGCCCGGCGAATGCGGGTGGTGAACATGAGCCGGAGGCCGCACGCGACGAACGCGGGCTACCCGGTGGACGCCCGGCACCCTCGGAACGCGTGGAACCTTGGTTGCGACGTATCGAGGCATCGGGCCTCCTCTCGTTGGTGTGCGGGAGACCCGGGGGAATCCCCCACTCAACCCCGGGCCTCAACCGCTGTCCCCCGGCCGTACCCCCGCGCCGGCCGGAAGCTGTAAAGCGGTCCGCGGAACTACGCGGAGATGATTGCTGCGATGTCCAAGGCGCCCGTGTCCTGCTCGGCGATGGACAGGCGGGCCCGCGACGCGGGCGTGAAGCCGAACTGAGAGCCGTATTTGTTCATGAGGTCCGCCGAGTCCCGCGCGATCTGCGCGGCCGGATGCTTGACCATCTCGCCGTTCCGGCCGGTCGATGTCGGCCCCTGCTCCGCGAGCTGACGTGAAGCGGAGACGTAGGAAGCCCACGCCTGGCAGTACACGACGAGCGCGGCCCGATCCACCAGGGCCGTCAGGCCGAGCGCCGCCAGCTCCGGCACGACGCGCCGCCACTCCTCCAGCGCTTCCCCGTCCAGCCAGTCAGGCGGAACAGGCTCGCCGCGCGTCGGCTGGGGTTCGTTCTCAGGCAACGGCCTCTTACCCGGATTACCGGTCAGGATTTTTAGGTGGGTCGGTTTCGGGAGAGGCCCCGGCATGAGATGTCACCCCCTCGGGCGGTTGTGCTTCCGGCTGTTGCACGAACGGCAGAGAACC